GTCGAAGACGTCGACCCGGCCGCCGTCGAGCAGCAGGGCCATGGACTGCGCCAGGTGGTTTGCTGCCCAGACTTCAATCCGCATCGCCGGCCCCGATCTCGATTTCGCGGATCTCAACGCTGCCGTCTTCCAGGCGACGACCGACCTTCATGGTCGGCTTTCCGGGCGGCGGCAGTTGCACGGTGAGCTGCGGCGCCGGCTGTTCGCGGGCGGCGAGCTGGGCGATGGCGTTGCCCAGGCTGCGCTGGCCTTCGAGCATGGCGGTGGCAAGCGGGTCGTCTTCCGGCGGCTCGCTGTCGTCTTCCGGGCCGAGGCCGAGGGCGTCGGTGCGCTCGTCGTCGGCGGCGCGTTCTTCGTCGATCTCCTCCGGATCGTCGCCGCGCTCGGTGATGACGCGGCTGCGGCTGGTGAAGCCGGATTCGACGGCGATCTGCTGCGCCTGCACGTCCTGCGTCGGGTGGATGTAGGCCCAGCCCTGCGGCACCCAGGTGACGCGGCGGGCCTCGCGGCCTTCGGCGCCGGTGAGGATGCCGGCGATCACCGCGGCGTCGGCCCAGGCGCCGCGCACCTTGCGGCAAAACTGCGGGATCAGGATGTGCCACTGCCGCTGCTGGCAGTGGCGGCGGAATTCGTTGAGGATGACGCGCAGGGCGCGGTCGGAGACGCCGCGCAGGTCGCCGGTCAGCAATTCGTACGGCAGGCCGGTACCGGCGGCGACGCCCTGGTATTGCTGGCGGGTGAAGTCGCCATAGCCGGCGCCGGCATCGGGCGGCTCGCTGAACTTGACCTCCTCGCCCGGCAGCAGCTCCTGCATGGTGCCCGGTTCGAGGGCAGCCATCGGCGTGCCGTCGTGGTCGGCCTTGACCGGCTGGCCGGTGAGCGGATCGAGCGCGGCATCCTGCCCGGAGGCAGGGCGCGTCAGGAAGCCGGCGAACAGATTGGCGAGCTTTTGCCGCTCGAGCACCGCATCGTCGAAATCGCCGACGCCGCGCAGGCGGGCGAGGATGGGCGCCAGGTCGGAAACACCGCGCAGCTGGCCGGCGCGGGTCGGCTCATAGATGTGCAGCACGGTCTCGGCCGGCACGCGCACCAGGCTGCCGGTGTCGCCGCGCCCGTCGCCGGGGTGGTTGCGGTGCATCCAGTAGGCGACGCGCTGGCCGATGCCGTTGAACTCGATGCCCTGCTTGATTTCGTTGCCGTTGGGCGCGGTGCTGTCGTTGGCCGGCACCATGTCCGCCTCGATCACCTGGATCTGCAGCGGCACCGGCAGGCCATCCTCCGGCCGGCGCGGGCGCAGGCGCACGAACACCTCGCCGGCCTCGATCCAGTTGCGGGCGACGAGGTTCTGCAGGCCGTAGAGATCGAGCACGCTGTCGGCGTCGCAGACTTCGACCCAGTCATCCCACAGATCGCGCAGGGTTTGCTTGAGCGCCGCATCGGTGGTCTTGGGCCGGGCGAGGATGCCGGTGCCGACCAGGTTGGCGGACCAGCGCTGGGGGATGGCGCGGCCGGCCCAGTCGTTGCGGCCGGCGTCGCGGGCGCGGTTGCGCAGCGTGCCGGCGCCGGCATTGGCGCGGTTCGGCCCGACGCCGGAAGGCGCCCAGCCACGCAAGCGGCGGCCCTGACCGGCGGCGTCGTGCGCCGGCATCAGCGCCGAAGCGACCGGGGCGGCCGTTGTTTTTGCCGCAATTCCGGCGTCGACCGCAGCAGCCTTGCTATGTGAACGGCGCGCCATCAGTAGCCCCGCCCGCCGTGACAGAGCCGCGTCTGGCGCGGCCGGGCGGCAACGGTGCCGGATGCGGCCTGCTCGGCATCGAACTGCGCCTGCAGCGCATTGCGCGCGGCGAGCAGCTCGTCGACGCTACGGTATTCGACGACCTTGTCGCCCTTCCTTACCATGCGCTCGCCAGTGGCAAGCGCCTCGGTCAGGGCGTCGATATCGGTTTGGAGGATGGGCATCCCGGGGGCTCAAGTATGGAGTCCTCGGGATGTTCGCGCGCGCGGGTTGCGCGCGCCTGTTGGCGGATTTCAGCGGGCGGCGGCGGCCACTACGGCACTGCAGGACTGTACCTTCTCCCGGTACTCCTTTGAGGCCTTGGTGGCCCCGGAAAAATACGGGCTGGACAGCGTTTCGCCATGCTTCGAGTCGCCCATGAACGCCATGAACCCCTCTATGGTCAGCTCCATGCTCGACACGAGCCGAACCTTCGCCGTCTCCAGGCACGCCGGCAGCATCAAGGCATCTGCTTCGCGCCGAATGGTCTGCAGGTTGGCCACCGGCTGCGGCAGGTTGATGCGCCCGGTGACACTGGCAATCTTGACCGCGTCACGCCAGCGTGTCTCCATGGATTCCAGCGCTTGCAACGATTTTACGAAATCGCTTTTCTGCTTTTCGGCGGCAACGCGCGCATCGAACTCCCGGCGCTCGGCATCTGCCTGGCGCTTGCGCTCGGCCTCTTCCTCAAGGCGCGCCGCCTCCTGGGCGGCAACGACCGCGGTCCGCTCGGCCTCTTTCTTCGATTGGTACTTCAGGTAACCGGCGCCGACCACCAACAGGAGAATCAGCGCAACAACGTGCAGGAAACCGAAACCGCCTTGCTTTTGCATGGTCATGATGACTATTGGATAACGTGGATGGCATTCGCCATTATGCCGGCGCGACGACACCATGCCAAACCACAGCGGTCATCAGAACCACTCGAACCCCATCTGCCGGATCACCTCGTCGTCGCTCTTTACCCGCCGATCCGCGCACAGCACCAGCGGGATCAGGCCGAGCAGTTCGGCGCTGCGGATGTCGTTCTTGACCTGCTGGTAGGTGACGCCGGTCATGGCGGCGATGCAGTGCAGCGAACGGCCCTGCATGCGCAGGGTGGCGGCCTTGCGGATGCGCTGCCAGCGGCCGAAGTCGGCGAGGCTCGGGATAGTCAGCGTTTCGCCGCCGAATTCGGCGACCAGCTGGCGGAAGGCGGAGGCGCCGAGCACGGTTTCGAGCTGGTGCCCGGCGTGCGCCTTCTCCGGCACGTAGAGCGTCTTGCCGCCCCACAGGCCGCAGATGCGCACGGTGTTGGAAAAGCCGACGACGGCGCCGAGGTCTTCGGCGAGGCCGTTGGGTTTGCGCTTGATGAGGGTGTCTTCGGCCATGGTCATCCCAGGTAGGTGGATTTCGAGGTGCGGCGGCGCACCGGGGCGGGTTGTTGCGGGGCGCTGGCCTCGGCCACCGGCACGGCGGGGTCGTCCGGCAGCCGGCGACCGGTGCCTTCGAGGACGCGCGCTTCGGCGGCGGCCCATTCGGCCTGCGTCATCCGGTGCAGGCGCAGCTCGGGGTGGTGGGCGGCGGCGTAGGCATAGACGAAGGTGTCGAGCGGCTCGTTACGCGCCCCGCGCTTCTTGACGTAGCGGTTGGTGCGCGGGTCGAAGGTTTCGGCGAGCAGGCCGGCGAAGAAGGGTTTGTCGAGCTGGTCGCTGAAATGCACCAGGCGCTGTTCGCGCTCGAGGTCGGCATCGGCGCCCAGGCGGCGGAACAGCCAGTGCTTGGCGGCCACGGTGCCGACCTGCCAGGTGTGGATGCCGCGCTTTTCGGTCTTGCCGTCGGCCTTGATCTCTTCCCATTTCGGGCGGCCGAGCACCGGGGCGTTGTTGCTCTTGGCGCCGAAGATGACCATCGGGCGCTGCACCGGGTCGGCGGCTTCCTGGTTGGCGAGGATGTAGGCCTTGACGAAGGGCGTGCGGTGGCCGCGGCCGTCGATGGCGGCGGCGGACACGCGCAGGCTGGCGCCGCTGGCGTGCTGGATGCGCCGGTTGAGCAGCGCGGTGAGCGCGGCCCACACTTCCGGCCGGGCCGGGTCGCCGGTGAGGACGACGTAGTCGAGCGTCCACGAGGCCAGCCCGCGGCCCCAGCCGACGATATGCACTTCCAGCCGGTCGTCCTGGGTGTCGATGCCGGCGGTGACGTAGCACACCGGCAGCGGGGCCACGCGCAGGTCGTAGGGCTCGGCGCGCTCGGCCAGCAGGTTGTGCTTGAGGGCGCGCATGGCCGGGTCTTCCCACGGTTCGGCCAGGCGGTCATTGATGAAGGTCTTGAGCTTGGCCGGGTCGCCCTGGGCGTCGACGAACATCTGCGCCAGTTCCGGCCAGCGCGGGCCGAGGCCGATCGGGTAGTAGAGGCAGTTGGTGCGGTAGCCGCGGATCACGGCGCCTGGGTTGTCCGGGATCCAGCGGCCGGCGGCGAGCATGGCCGGCTTGTGGTGCTCCTCGATCTCGCAGCCGCATTCCGGACAGACCAGCCAGGCGCGCTCGACGCGGCCGGTGGCGGGCCCGAGCGACCAGTGCAGGTCCGGCCATTCGTAGGCATGGCGCTCGCCGCAGTGCGGGCACGGCAGGTAGCGGCGGCGGCGGTCGCTGGCCTCGTACTTGTCGGTGGTGCGGCACAGGCCCTTGATGCCGGGCGTGCTGACGTACATGCGCTTGGAGACGGTTGGGAAGGCGCTGGTGCGGCCTTCAAGGAGCGCGACGGGATCGTCGCCGGCGGGCAGGCTGGCCGCGAATTCGGTGAATTCATCGACGAGAAGGATCTTGACCGAGGTGGATTTCAGCCGCTTGGGGTTGCCCGCGTGCTCGATGTAGAGCTGGCCGCCCGCGAAATCCTTGAACTCGCGCGTGTTGCGCGCATCGCGGCTGACGGTGCTGGACAGCGCCTCGCGCACCAGCGGCGTGTCTTCGACCAGCGGGTCCAGCTTCTGGACGATGAACTTCTTCATCGACACTTCGCCCGGCAGGCAGACCATGATCGGGCCGGGGTTTTCGGTCATGGTGTAGCCGATGACCGCCGATTCGATGGTGGATTTTCCGAACTGGATGGGGAAGCAGCACACCACCTCGGCGACCGCGCTGCGCGCGCTCATGCAGTCCATCGGCTCCTGCAGCGCCGGGTTGCGGTCAAGCCGGAAACGACCGGGCGCGACGGTGGCCTTACTCGACAGCCGCATGTGCGCCTCCGCCCAGGCGCTGACGGTGGTCGGCGGGCGCGGCCGAAGTGCGCGCGCGGCGGCCTGGTAGAGGAAGGCGGTGTCGGTGATTTCGGTCATTTTTGGGCGTTGACCGCAGCAGCGTTGAACAGGCGCCGGACGGCATAGCTGCGCACCAGGCTGATAAGGGTGAACCACGCGCCAATAGCCAGGTTGTCGGCCAGCGGCAGGTGCACGCCAAACATGGGCAGGATGACGATCTGCGACGCCACCGCGACGCCGTAGCCGATGGCGACGTTGGCCACGGCTTCGACGGCTGAATGGGCGCGCGACTGGCTCATGCCACCGCCTCTGGAAACGGCGCGCCGGTAGCTTCGAGCTTGGCGCGCTTGCCGGTGAATTGCTGCCAGCGGCGGACGGCGACGTCGACGTAGTTCGGCGACAGCTCCATGGCGTAGCAGTGACGGCCGGTTTGCTCGGCGGCGATGATCTGCGAGCCGCTCCCGCTGAACGGCTCGTAAATTACCTCGCCGGCCTTGGTGTGGTTTTCAATCGGCGGTTTCCAAAGATCGACCGGCTTTGCTGTCGGATGCTCTTTGCTGGTCTCGCGCCCAACTGCCCACATCGTTGTCTGGTTGCGCGGGCCATAAAACGGCGGCCTGTTACCGCGCCGCCACCCGTAAAAGCACAGCTCGTGTTGCCAGTGATAGTCGCCGCGCCCGAATACCATGGACGGCTTTTGCCAGATGATTTGCCGGTGAATCAAAATGTCAGCAGCAGCAGCAGCAGCAAAGAACGTGCCCTGCGTAATCATCGGGTGCCACAGGTAGTAGGCGGCGTTTTCATTCAATGAAGGTAGGCCGGCGCGGATCGTGGCTTCGAGAAACGCCTGCAGCTTTTCACCATCGAGTTCGTCGTTTTCAATATCGGCGTGGCTTGCCGCCTGACCTTTTGACTTGGCGTTCTCGACGTATGCGATCCCATACGGCGGATCGGTCTGCATCAGGCTTGCGCGCTTGCCGTTCATCAGCATCGCCACGCTTCCAGCATCGGTGCTGTCCCCGCACATGATCCGGTGCTTGCCGAGCAGCCACACGTCGCCCGGCTTTGTCACCGCGTCAGCCAGCACCGGCGGCGTTTCGTCGGCGTCGGTGTTGCCTTCCGGCGTGGCGTCCAGCTCGGCGAGCAGCTCGTCGATTTCGTCGCCCATGAATCCGGTCAGCGCCAGGTCGAAGCCGGCGGCGGTGAGGTCGGCGAATTCCAGGGCGAGCATTTTTTCGTCCCACCCGGCGTTCAGCGCCAGCTTGTTGTCGGCGATGACGTAGGCGCGCTTCTGCGCTTCGTTGAGGTGCGCCAGTCGGATGCACGGCACCTTGTCGATGCCCAGCTTGCGCGCGGCCATGACGCGGCCGTGGCCGGCGATGATGCCGCCCTCGCCGTCGATCAGCACGGGGTTGGTAAAGCCGAACTCGCGGATCGAGGCGGCCACCTGCGCCACCTGCTCGTCGCCGTGCGTGCGGCTGTTGCGGGCGTAGGGAATCAGGCGGTCGATGGCGATGCTTTCAATTTTGATGGGCGTGCTCTCCTGGGATGCGGTGCATGGCAACGGCGGCTTCTTCGAGGGTGGCGTTGATCTGGTCCTCGAGCAGGACGCGAATTTCGTGCGAGTCGGTCAATGCGGCAAGCTGATCGCCCCAGATGGCAGGCAGGGCGACCAGCTGCATGCGCAGCGTGGCCATGGCGTCGGTCATGGCGAATGCAGCGGCGTCGCGCTTGATGAGTTCGCCGACCGAGCGCTCGTAGTCGAGCTTGGCCTGCATGGCGAAGTATTTTTCCTTGACGGCGCGGGCGGTGGCGTAGCTGTTGCCGATGGCAGATGTATCGGCTGCCGGCCTATGGCCGTCGACCGCAGCCGCCCGCCCGGCGGCGTGGCGTTCGGCGACGTGGTCCTTGGCAGGATCGGCGGTGGCGGCGATGCGGGCTTCGGATTCTTCGACGCGGACATGGCCGTCGTCGGTCATCACCAGCCGGCCGGCGTGCTTGAGCCGGGTGATGTGGGCGCGATCGACGCCGAGGTGGCGGGCGAACTGGGCCTGGGTGAGCGTGGTCATGCCGGCCTCCGGGCAAGGCGGGCGAGTGCGCCGCGCATGACGATCCAGTGCAGACAGTTTTCGGTGCGCTCGAACTTCATGACCGGCGGCGTGTGCTCCG